GCTGGCTGTAGGCGACTTCGTATCAATCTGAGTCTGAATCGCGCTGGTAACCCCATCCACAAAATTGAGCTCCGTATGCGTCGGCGTCACCGCGCCGGCCACATTGGGCAGCGTCGCTTTGATGGTGGCCTTAAGCAGCCGTATTTGCGCCGCGCCCTCTGATTTCTGGTCGCTGTCGGCCGGGTTGGCTGCGACCAGGTCGCTGATGTAGGTGGCAGTTTCAATCGTCATTTACTCGCCTCGGAGGATGTTGGAGCGGGCCGCGCCGAAGTCGGTGCGCAGCAGGGCTTTGCCTTTGGTGGCTGTCGTGTGTGTTAGCGCTTCTTTCAGCGAAGATTCATAGAGCGCACTCCACAGCGCAACGCTTGATTCGTCTCGGGTGTAGGGCGCCGAGGCCAGCAAGGCGCCGTACAGGTACACGTCCGGGTAGCTGTCCAGCACTACATTGGTCAGCGTGGTCGCCAGATCAAAGCGCGTCAGGTAACGCAGCGTGTAGCTGTAGGCCATATCGGCCGGGTTGTCGGTGGCGATAAAAGCCCCGTCTACGGTGTAATAGTCGCTCGCGCCGTTGGTAGTCGTCACCGGCAAGTCGGCGCTATCCCGAAAGATCACCTCCTTTCGGGGCGGGTAAGTGGTGCACCACAGCGCAATGGGCGTGCCAAAGCGCGTCGGCGCGGCCATCAGGCGTGAGCCAATCACCGCCGTTAGCGTGGCCTCAGTCTCTTGCAGCAAGAGCTTGAGCTTGCGATTGATCTTGGATTCGGCGAGCCGGATGAAGTCGGGAATCTTGGCCGTCAGGTCGCTGCGGTGCAGGTAGCCGCTGGCGCCATCGAGCGCCGCCACCAGCTCAGCATAGGTGGTTAGGCTCATTGTTCAGCGCGCTTGAACGGGCGGCCGCGCTTGGGCGCTGGAGGTTCTGCCTCAACAGGCGGTTCAACCGGCGCAGCAGGAATAAAGCGCGCCCAGCCCTTGGCCTCAAGATCGGCGGCTTCGCTCTCGCTGTAGGCATCGGCGTAACCGTTTCCGGTGTTGTTGATCATGCGGATCATGTGTTGTATGCGGGGCCACTACAGCCCCGCATCCTTTGGTTAATTACACGGTGGTCGTCAGCCCGAGCGCAATCAGCGCCACACGAATTGCCGTGATAGCGGTAATCGACGTGGCAAGGTCGGTCGGCACGGCTGGGCCGACAGGCTGCACCACTGGGGTCGCGCCGTAGAAGCCGACCTTTTCAGTTGCCGACTTGCCAATTTGGGCGCCGTCCGGGGAGTTGTAAGTCACTTGCTCAAAATCTTGTGCTGCCATGATGTTTTCCTTGAAAGTTGAAAAGAAAAAGGGGCCGAAGCCCCGTTCTTAGTTGGTGATTCGTACGCTCCACTCGGGCCGCAGCGTCTTAAAGCCGTAGAGAACATCGAGACGCATGAGCAACTCATCGTTGCGAATGTCGGAAGCGATCCACACCCGAAGGCTCATGCCGTCTTGCGTCTTGCGCACGCACTTGTGGGCGTCGTCCATCAGTGGCAAGTCAGCCGTCACAAAAGTGAAGGCGTCCTTGTGGTACATCAGGTTGTTGCGGTAGCTGGTCGATGCCGCGCCGAAGAACGTGACCGCCTTGGTGTTGAAGTCGGTCAGCGCCAGCGCCGCGCCAGTGGCCGAGCAGACATTACGCCGTGCTGCGGTGCTGGCCGACAGCCCCAGGAAGATCGCAGGCGAGATCACCAGCGCGCCACCAGCCGAGGTCGTGGTCACGACAAACTGCTTCAGGTGCCCATAAGCCGCCTTGGTTTCCGGGTGGCAGTCGTAGACGCCAGCGATGGTGAACACTTCCCCCACATTGGGCGAAGCCACGTCGGTGAACATGGAGAGCGCCGTCCCGCCGTCAGTCACGCCGGCCGCCGCGTTGGTGTTGCCGGTCACGTCCGCGATGTAGGCTTGGCTGTAGGTGCGTTCGTTCTCGTAAAAATCAGCCATCGCCGAGCGGGCATAGAAGCCTTCGGTAAAGGCCTTTTTCACCTGGCCTTCGGGCGTGAACAGCGCTTTGTTGCCATTCACAATCGAGGCCATCGTCACCGAGTCCAGCTGCAAAGCGCGGTTGCTGTCCTTGGGCGCCAATTGCTGGTTGAGCTTGGCGCGGGCATTGCCCAGGGCGGTAATATCGCCGGATGCACCCACCACCGTGCCGAAAGTACCCACCAGGTTGTAAGTGTCCTTGGTCGCCTGTGTCAGCATGTCGCCGTCAATGCCGCTCATCAGAACCGACATGGCCGGTTCGATGTAGCGCTTGCTGAAGGCATCCACCTCACTTGGGCTATTCACGTTCAGGGTCAACTCTGCGCTGTTGAAGCGCATATCGACACCATCCTGCGTTGCCATCGTGATCGATTGCGTGGTTTCGTTCTGCTCTTGAACGTCCATCACACGCGAGCCTTGACGGCGCGTGTACTGGTTCGGGTTTGCTACACGCAGCACAGAGCCGGATTTCCAGCCGGTTTTCTTGTACTGATCGTCGTAAGAGCGGTCGATGGTGGAAATGAAGGTGCATTTCTCATGAGCGATGCGCAGTGATTCGCGCGCCACCATGTCGAGCACGGTATTGGTGTTAGCCATTTGGTTTCCTTGCAGCGCCTCTCGGCGTTAACGGTTTTTGCTGATATATTCCCGGCGCATGCGGTTGTACTCAGCATCGCTGAGGTTCGCATCACCGAGACTCTTGGTCGTCGTGGCACTGCCGCCCGTGACGCGCGTAATCGGCTTGGCGACTACGGCAGGCGTTGCGGTGCGTTGCGCCATCAACTTGTCGTACAGATAGGCTTTGTGCAGGAGCTTGACGGGCCGGGGATCATTGACGTTAGCCAGTTCCTCGGGCTTGTAGCCCATTGCCTTTGCCGCCGCCATCATTCCCTGCTGGACCTCTGGCGTTCCGTACCCGGTAATTTCTCGTGCCAGTTGCGCGCGTGCCGTCTCCAGCCCTCTTGCAGTTGCCTGTGAGGTCTGGTGTTGGTGCTGCTGCTGGGCACGTTGGATGCCATCGACTTGCGCGGTTCTTTGCTGTTGCAATTCGCGCATTTGACGGTCGAGTTTCAGGGCTTGTACCGGGTCCGCGTCGGTGAGTGCATTCCAATCAAGCTTCTGGTATTGAGCCAGCTGCCGGTCAATGGATTTCACTTCGCTTAGCGCGTCCAGGTACTGTTCCTGAAACTGTTGGCGGGCAACAAACTGCTGCTGCGCCGCCTCAAAGTCCTGCCGCTGCTGGGCGAGTCCTTGCGTCTTGGTCGTGTAATCGGCCTGACGCAAAAACGCTTCTTTCAGCTTCGCGGGAACTTTGTACTTTTCGCCCTCGTAGTCAATCTCTTCGCTGTCGTCGATGACTTCGGCTGTATCGCTTATCGCTTCACTGCTTCCATCGTCGTCGTCGCGGTCAAAGAAATTGCCCTCGTTTTCCGGGCTAGCTGGGGCTTCCAGCGGTTCCGATTCCGTTGCCGGTTGTTCGGTTGCTTCGATCATGCTTGCTTTCTGGACCCTTGCGGATCACGGCGCATCGCTGCGTTTTGGACACAAAAAAAGCCCGGAGGGCTACAAATCGGCGTGTCCGTTGCCGGTTGCTTATCAGGTTTGGCTTTCGCCTTGTTCTTCGGAATGTTCGGCCTTCGACTCAGCCGCCATGGCACTCTGCGCAAAACCGGCTTGATGCCCCATTTGCGCAATCATCAGTTTGGTGGTGTTGTCCTGTTCCGTCTTCCAGCGCGTCAGCTCATCGGTCAGCTGCAGCTTGTAGGCCTCGAAACTGTTGTCCGCCGGCTGCTCACCGGGTTGATTGGCCTGCTGCTGGAGTGCAATGCGCTTGGTTTCGGCGTCAAACTGTTTGATTTGCAGCTCTTGGCCTTTGATTTGCAGCTCGCCCTGCTTTAGCTGCATGTCGCCCTGTTTGTCGGCCAGTTGCTGGCCTTGCTGCTGGAGCTGGCCCTGCAGCTGCTGGATGGCTTGCTCGGCCTGCTGCAACTCGGGCGGCTTGTCGCCCTTGGCCTGGGGTGGCAACATGGCTTGCAGGCGCTTTGCCATTTCATCGGCGCCAGGCCAGTCCAGATTTTTGGCGATCAGGTCACCCACCAGCGGGCCGGCCGCCGGGAAGGCTTGCACGAACTCCATCATTTGCCGTGCCGACTCTTCGCGCCGTGAGGTGAAGGAGGGTCCGCTTTCACAGGTCACGTCATACTTTCCCGCCGCAAGATCGAATACGCGGGTCAAGCCGTGCAGCTCTTCGGCCTGCTCGGGCGGAATGGGCTGATACTGGGGCGTTTGTTCGGGCTGGCCGGGCTGCTGAATCTGCTGCACCGGCTGATTGATCTGCACACTGTGCACACTGTAGTTGGTGCCGTCTTCTTTGATGCAGCGGATGATGCGCTCCACGTCGTAAATCTTGGGAATCAGGTCCACCAGAATTCGGCCAGTGTGCCGGATGGCGCGCGATTGGTTGTCAATGAAGTTGAAGGTCGCTACATCACCCTCACGCTGGCGCGCCATGATTGCGCGGCCTGATGTTTCATTGCTCTGCGCGCCCAGGCTGGCATCGTGCAAGCCCATGATGTTCTTCAGGTCGTCGCTGGCGTTCAAGGCTTCCTGCAATGCCCCAGCAGGCGGCCCGGCGAACGGCTGGCGCTGCGGTGCCTGCGGGCCATCGAACTGAATGTAGGGATGGCTGTCGCTGTTGGCGGTCTGCCATTTGTCCGAGTCGGTATCGAAGGCGCCGGTCGGACCGATGAAGGGTGTCTTGGGCGCCAGCGCAACCAGCTCAGTGGTTGCGGTGCGCCAGTAGTTGTAATTGCGCTGCGGGTCTTTCGCGAAGTGAAACAGGCTCTGGAAGGAGCGCTTGCCGTTGACGTTCACTTCGTCGCCGTAGCAGGGAACGATGGGAATGTACTTGCCGACCCACTCGTTGTTTTCCAGCACTTCGGCGCCGGTGATGATGCGCTGGCCCACTTTGTAAGTCAGCGTGTCGCGGTCGCCCGTCACCCCGATTCGCTGCGCCTGCAAAATATCCTTGATCTTCAGGAACTGCGGCTCCAGCATCAATGAACCGTCCGACAGCTTCAGCAGTTTGACCTTGACCTGTTCGCGGCTCCAGCGCTCCGCAATGCGGATCATGTCATCCTCGTACCAGGCGTCATCACGGCTGTCGTCGGCCTCAAAATTGGCAACGCTGGCATCAGGGTAGCGCTTCTTGAATTCCTTTTCACTGATCCTGTCGGTGATAAATGCGCTGTTCCAGTCGCTAGAATCCGCCGAAGTGCTGGCCGGATCGCCGTACACCGCCAGCGGATTGGCGACCCGCTCAATCCGAATGTCTTTGTCGAAGCTGTCGTCGCTGGCGTAATCGATATTGACGGTCCAGTAGCCGATGCCGCCGAACACCGCGTGATCCAATCCCGTGTCGTAAGCCACATCGGCATTGGAGCTGTACTCGATGTTCTTGATCAGGCCATTGAGGATTTCCGCCGTCTCGCGGTCGCTCTTGTCGCCTACCGGATGACACTTGATGGCTGGCCGGTTCTGGCGTGCGTCGTTCGTCACCTGCTTGCCGAAAGCGGGCAGGCGATTGATCACCAGGCACGGCCGCCCCTCTTTGGCGCGCTTGTCGATCACGTCTTGCGGCCATTGCTTGCCGAGCTTGACAAACTCCAGGTCGTCCAAGATCGAGGCGCGCTGATCCTTTTCAGCATCGCTCACGACTTTGAATGCCGCTAGATCGTCTTTGAGGGTGTTATCCATGTATGTTTACGGCGCATCACTGCGTTGGTAAGGGTTTAGCCCATCCAGGAACGGGCTTTTTGTGTGATTTCTCGCTTGGGCTGCGTCTCGCCGAAGCCCATTGCCAAATAACGGAAACTGTCCGCCGCGTGGCTGGACCAGTCATGCAACGGCCCCAGGTTCACGCCGCGCTTTTCATCGCGCTTTTCGCGGTACTGCCTGAGCGCATCGATACCGATGGCGCAGCGCACGCCGTCAAAATACATGCGGCTGATCAGTAGCCGCGCGGTGCTGATGCCGTCCTGTACGCTGTCAGCCGGCAAGGTTTTGAATGTGATGCCCAAGCCCTTGGCAATGTCCCATCGGCTTTTGCCGGTGCCCAACTCGCGCACTTGGATGTCGTGCGGTGCAAAGTGGGTGCCGTACAGATAGCCCTTCTTGTCAAGCTCTTTGGCGTAGTGGTCCAGTCCGTGGCCCGCTGCCTCGTAATAATCGATCACGCGAATCTCGCGCCCGACTTGCTGGTAAAACCAGATTGCCGTGCTGTCCGATATGCCCAAATCCCAGGCGGTATGCACCTTCAATGCCTTGTCATAAGGTACGCGGGTAATCCGCCCGTCTTCCTGCGCGCGCTGAATCTCTGCCGCGTAGTAAGCGCCGGTAATGGCAGCATCAAAGCTGCACTCGAACTCCTGCAGGTACTCGTTTTCCGGCATCATGGAGCGCAGCCGGCGCAATTCATCCTTGTCGATCAGGCCGGTTTCACTGGCCTTGAGCAGTTGCACGAACCATTCCGGGTCGTCCTTCGCCCGCTTGTAGCTCTCGCCCAGCAGGTTGCCCCAGCCCTTGGGCGTGCCCGACAGATCAAGCCAGCCCTTGCGATCCGCCAGCGCAGGCATGATGACCTGTGTTAGCGCGCTGGGGGCAATGTCCTGCGCTTCGTCAGCAACGATGCCGTCAAAGTACAGGCCGCGCAGCCGTTCCGCGTTCTCGGCGCCATACAAGCGTATCTGCGCGCCGTTGTGCCTAAATATCACAGACAGCTCGGATTGGTTGATCTTGCCGCCAATCTCCAGAATCGGCCGACTGTATTGCTGCAAATAGTTCCAGGCAATATCTTTCGCCTGAATGTAATAGGGCGCCAGGTAGCCAAAGCGCGGGCTGTCAATCGTGGCGCTCGCCGCCTTTTGGATCAGTTTGTTGATCCGCGCCACCGTCTTGCCTGCGCGGCGATGCGCCACCGTCAGGCTGTAGCGCTGTGTGCTGTCGTGGTAAGTCCGAAAGGCATTGCGCGGCGTGTAGTCGATTACGACGCGCTTTGTTTCCACTCGAAGATCACTTTGTGCGGTGCGTTCGGGTCGCCCGCTATCGTCATCGGCAGCACCTTACCCACCAGGCCCAAAAAGGCCGCAGCGGTCCTGGGATCGTTGGCGCGCTCTTCCAGGTAGCTCGCCCCTCCCGCATTGCTTAGAGCGGTCAGAATCATGCCCTTGATGTCGCTGGTTAGCTTGTTTGGGACGCCTTTAGCCCGATGCCCTCGAACAGCCGGTGGTTTTCGGCTACTTTTCGCTACTGTTGTCATTGTGTTTACGAGTTCCTTGCGGATTGTTCGCCTATAAAAAAGCCCACCGCGTCATGGTGTGGCCATCCTTACTTTCATGCTGTAGCACCAGCCCGCGTACCAGGCCGAGAAAGAAAACCTATTACCATCTGGCTCGGCGTAAGGGTTCTCCCAATGCTCAACACCTTTTTTGGCCGCGTCTTCGCCTTCTCTGTACGCAAGCGACATCACTAAAGGCTTGGCTATGGCCTCCTCCGGCCTTTGAAAGATTGATAACAATTTCATGCTATGTCGCCGCCTTTCGGGGTGGACCAATGTAAAAACGCCCACCTGCATTGCTGCGAGCGGGTAAGCCGGCATTGCAGCCGGCAGGAGAAGTGAAGTGGGCGGGGTACACGTCCGCAATCGAGGGTGCAGCCTATGCTCAGTGAGCGGCGGCGCAGGAGTAACGGCGAGGACGGCACCCGGCTTCGGGTTGCTCTGTGCGAGCGGAAACAAAGAAGCCCCCGAACATTACGCGCGGAGGCTTGAATTTGGAGGCGGCTATGCCCCCTGTCTGCATTATGCACACTTCTTAACCTTGTGCAACATTTATTTTATAGGAGTTTACCCCTAGACCACACCAGCAGCCAGCAACCGGCGCATCAGCGCATTGCGCGACTCCAGCAGCACCAGCGCCAGCTCTTGCGGGTCTGACGGCAGCCGTGGGCTATGCCACACATGCACGCCGGTCGCCAGATTGCGGGCTAAAAGCTGGATGGCTGTGCGCTGTACTGGCGGCAATTCGCCTACCTGAAAATCGATGCTTTGCATTGTTGCGTTATGCAATGAGCCGTCAAGCACATCGCTTGAGCTATCCCACTGCCTGGACGATCGGACCCCGGCAAACATCGCGCAGGCACCGTGCGCGGCTACACCGGCCCAGCCTTTGGCCCACTTATGCCACGAAGTGAGTAAATCATTCAGGATGTAATCGGTGTCGTTTTGCATTGTCATCCTTTACCGCTTCCAGATAGCCAAAAGCTGCAAGCCCAGCATCAGCAGGCTCACGGCCAGAAAATGCAGCAGGCCGCGCGTCATGGCGTAGGCCCAGCCAATCAGCAGCAGTGCGGTTTCGAGCGTGTGATAAAAGTATTTCATGCGGCCGCCTCGCCTGTTTCATAATTCCAAGCCGGCAGCACCACATCCCTATCCGCTGCTGTGGCGTATAGAAATTCAATCCATTCCGCAAACTGCGGTTTGGTGAACTTGCTTGTCCTTTGCCCTAGCAGCACCACGCCGCCATTCAGCCCCATTGCAAGCCGGACTGTTTCGCCCTTGAATGCCGCGCTCAAGATGTCTTTGAAGTCGTCAGCGTCAATCGTGGTCATCTTGCCGTTAATTGGCCACTGAAGCGATTTGGCAAAGCAAGTCAGCAACGGCCACATCAATCTGTTCTGTGCCTGTGTGCGCGTTTCCGGCGTTAGTGACAGCACCATCCTGTGCCCTGCGATCAACATACTTTTGAGCATTGGCCATAGCTGCGTCTTGATGGCCTGATAAGCCTGCACCGGATCCAGGCAGGTGATCGTCAGGCGATTGGTCATGCCGCACCCCCATTGCGCGCCACCCAATCGTCATAAGCACTCAGCGCACTATCGCCCAGGCCCATGCGGTAGCCGGTCATGCAGCACCACCAGCCGGATGCGCCAAGGAAAATATGGGGCTTGGTTTTTGCCACGATCCTCATGCCTGGCCCGCCTTGCGCAGCGCGCGCTTGTGCTGGCCAGCCGATCTATTGATCCATTCGTGCAGGCGCTTCATGGCGGCCTGGGCCAGTTGTTCCGTGGTCATGAGAGCATCCTTCCGGTTTCGTTGATGGCCTTCAGTTCAGTCATCTTTCTGAACTTCCAGCGAAGGCGTGTCCCATGCCAACCCTCCGGGCCACGGTGACACGCCACGCAAAGCGGGATGCTGATGAACCACATTCCTTGCTCTGGTTCATGGACTTCAGAGCCGTCGTAAGTGCCGCAGACAACGCATGGCAACGCAGCTACGCGACGCGCATGATCCTTCTCTTGGGTGGTCTGTGCGGGCTTGTTTTTGCTTTTCATTCGGTAGTCCCCAACAAAAAACCAGCCAGCAGCAGCGCTTCAGCCCGGCCATGGTGCTTTGCCAGTTTGAGCGGCGCACCCGGCCATGCCGACCTAGCCATCGCCAGTGATGCCGCTTTTGGCGCCTTGATCAGCCCATAATGCTTTTTCCAGACTTGCGGCGTCACCAGACTCATCGGGTACAGCATCAAATTGCACACCGCTTCAATCGTTCCGGTCGCGCGCATAAATTTGGAGGTGCTGGCGATGCCCTGCCCCGGCATGCAGCCGACTTGCTCAATCACAATTTCAGCGCCATCGCCGCGCGGAATCAGATCGCGCAGCAAAATACTCAGCACGCGGGGCAGCACGCGGCCGTCCTTGTTCGGGATGTCGCCGCACCCCACAAATGCGCCGTTGTGGTCGATGGCCGCATAAGCGCCAGATATCAGGCCTGGGTCAATTCCGATGTAAATCATGCGTTCACCCCTTGCGCCTGTTTGCCAGCCAAGCCTCGCGCGCCGCCGTGATTTCCGCTGGCGCTGGCCTGTGCTGATTTCATCGCAGCCGTCAGCCGCTGCGGCAGCTCTGCGTACAGTGCCGGGCAGTCTCTTGCCATTTCTTGAACCCTGTGCCATGCGTAAGCCTTCCATGCCGTTTGTTTTGCCAAGCCGATGTAATGCGCCAGCAACTGATTTACCGTTTCAGCTACTGAATTCATAGCAGCCTCTTTTATATATATGACCATCTGTCTATCTCCTGAAACCTGAAATTGCCTTTGGTGAACGGACTCAGCCATTCCTGGAGAGTCCTTTACGCATTGCCTTCGGAGCCACACGACTCGCCAGACGTTCGATTCAAAGGCTCTGGCTTCGCCACCTTTTGCCCTGTTTCAGAATCTTTCCAACAGTAGGGCTTACACCTTGCGCCGCTGCCGTTAAACCATTACCAACCAGCGCAAAGGAAGAATTTTTCTATGCGCTACGGCATACGCACCTTCATCAGTAGTTGACACACCGCCATCAATCCATTTTTCTTGTGAAGGTCATTCGCATCAAAGCCAACCGTTTCACTCATGCAATACGGCAGGCCGGTCGCCTGCGCTGATTTCTCGCCAGTACCTGACTTGTCGTTATCGGCAAACACGAACACGCGACCCTTGACCATCGGCGCGACATATTCCATGTTGTTGGCGCTGAAGCACACCAGCACAGACGCGCCAGACCCGGCCCGGCGCAGCGCGGCCTCAATGGATAGCCCGGTTGCATAGCCTTCGCACAAAAACGTCTCTGAGGCCGCTTTATTGCCCAGCCGGAAAACCGCGCCCTTGGCTTTCATGCCGGGAATCATTTTTTTATCCCATTCGCGCTCAGCGGCAAGCCAGCGGATCAACTGAGCGCCTTGCAATTCGTTGGTCTGCAGGCTGCGCATGGGCACCAGCAGCGCGCCGTCAGCAGTCACCATGCCCTGTGCCAGCGGGAATCCCTTCAGGTGCAGGTAATCGTGTTCGCCGGGCTTGGTGGCGCGGATCATTTCGGCGGCGCGTATAGCGGCCTGATGCTGGCCCGCGTCCTGTCTGGTGTTCGCTGCCCGCCGCTTGGCTTGCCACACAGCCTTGTCGCTGTCCGTCCATGGCTTTGCTGCGGGGTCGTTGAACCATTGCACGCGCGCCTCTGCAGCCCAGTTGAAAATCCAGCCGCGCGCGCCGTCCCAAAACCATGCACCATTTTTGCTGCGCGGATGGTCCACCGTGCCGCAGCGCTGGATGCGCTCGCTGGGGTGTAGATCTTGGATTTCGACACCATGGGCACGGGCGAAATTAATGAAGCTCATGCAGCCGCCCTTGCTTTGCTGTACGCAATATTTTTTGCCTTGACCTGATTTATGAAGTTGCGGCTCATCGGTACATCGGGCGTCGTTGAAAGGCTCCAATGCTTCGGCGGCTCCTTGCCGGCCATATCTTTGAACAGGTAGTAAGCGCGGGCGCTCTGCTTGTCCGGCGCGCTGTGCGCTCTGGCATAGGTGCAAGCCTGCTCGTACAGGTGGCGCGGATCGTCGGCGATGCGTTTTTTGCCCAGGGTGATTTCGCGCATCTCGCCGGGGGCGTTCTCCACCAGCGCCTGTGATTGCTTTTCATAACCGCAGGACATGCAGCGCTTGGCAAACGGCTTGTAGCCACAGGCCGGGCATCCCTTGGACTCGAAATCTTCCTTGTCGCGACGAATCGCCTTGTCAAGCTTTTCGCCCATGTCCAGCGCGTCCAGGCCGTCAAAGAAAATTTCGGTGTAATCCTCAAGAAAGCGCTGAATATTGCCGGAATGATCCAAAAGCAAGCAATCGACCTTGCCGGTGTCAGGCGACGAACGCAGGCCCCGGCCCCACATCTGGATTGCGGTGGACAGCGATTTGCGCAGCGGTCGGCAATCGACCACACAGCCCACGTCAGGCACGTCAAAGCCCTTTGCCAGCGCTTCGACCGATACCAGCACACGCAGCGCAGAATCCTTCTTGCGGTACTCCTTAAGCAAGAACTCCCGTTCGACCGGCTGCGTGTTCGACGTGAACACCGCCGCCATAATTCCGATTTCGTTGAACTGCCGGCAAAGCTCTTCGCAATGCTTGATGGTTGCGCCGAATACGATGGTTTTGCGGTTCTGTGCGTGCTTGATCCATTCGACCACCACGTCTCCGACAATTTCCATGCCGCGCTGTTCTACCGCTCCGTCCGTCCATTCGCCGCCAACAGTCGCTGCGCCGTCCATATTGGTCATGGTGCACGTCATCACGCGCATGGGCACCAGCACACCCGAAAGCGTCAGGTCGTGCATGGTGGTAGCGTTGATGAGATTGGTAAACAGCTTGCCCAGGCCATCACTGAAAGGCGTAGCGCTCAGGCCGATAACCTTGGCGCGGCAGTCGGGGATGTACTCAGTCCATGCTTTGAGCTGGGTATGCGCCTCGTCGATCACGATCACGTCAGCATCCGGCCATTGACGCCGGGCCACGGT